GATCATGGCTATTGAGGCTGATGTAAGGCTGCACTTAGATAGCGTTAAGGCTGAGATCGGTGAAGAGGCACTGGTAAACACCTACAAAAAGCTGTTTATGGGAGAGAACAAGGGCCGTGTGTGGATACACGCTCATCATGGCGTTAATAACGTAGATGATATCTTTAGCAAGCTGCGCTACATGATTGTTGGGCTAGGATGTAAATGGATTGTTGTTGATCACCTTCACATGCTGGTATTATCTATGCTAGAGCAAGACGAGCGCAAAGCTATTGACCGAATTATGCACCGACTTCGCACCCTTGTGGAATCGACAGGCTGTGGTATGATACTGGTGTCACACTTGCGTAGAATAGATGGCAACCGAGGACATGAAAACGGAATAGAGGCAGGACTTAATCATCTTAGAGGCTCTCAAAGTATTGCTCAGTTGTCTGATAGCGTGATTGCTTTAGAGCGCAATCAACAAGCTGATGATTTATTAGAAGCCTCTACTACCAGGGTCCGTGTACTAAAATCTAGGTACACTGGAAACACTGGAGTCGCTTGTCAGTTGCTATACGACAACGAGACAGGTCGGATGTCAGAGTTGGGAGGAGATGGGGCAGAGCTGGATGAAGAAATAATATGAGTAATTTAGTATTTGATATAGAAACAAACGGCTTAACGCCAGATGAGATCTTTTGTATTGTAGCGGCTGATGTGGACACAGGAGAGGTATATACATTTGATGACACTCAATTAGAGGAAGGCTATAATCTGCTCAAGGCAGCAACTAAACTTATTGGACACAACGTTTTGTGTTTTGATCTTCCGGTGATTAAGGACATTGCTGGGGTTGATTTGTTTGACAAGAAGATTGTAGATACTCTAGTACTATCGCGGCTGTTTAACCCTACCCGTGAAGGAAAGCATAACCTAGAAGGTTGGGGCTATAGGTTGGGCTTCCTTAAGGGTGGCTATGGTAAGAAAGAGGAAGCGTTCGCATCTTATAACCCTAAGATGTTGGAGTACTGTAAGCGAGATGTAATGCTTAACGTAAGAGTCTATAATGTTTTAAGGCAAGAGAGCCGTGGCTTCACGCCGCTGTCCGTTCAGATTGAACACGCAACAGCTAGAATAGTTGACCAGCAAAAAATCAACGGCTTCATGTTAAACGAACGCAAGGCTAATTTTCTTGTTGCACAGTTTGAAGAACGCCTGTTCAAAATTAAAGAAGAAGTACACAAGGAATTTATAGCTACAGTAACTACACAGATATTAACACCCCAGTTCATTAAATCAGGAGAGCTATCAAAGATTGCTAAAGACCAGCACGGCAAGGGTGTAAGGCTTACGGAGGCTGAGTATAGGACGCTTCTCAAAGGTAGTGGTACACGCGAAACCCACAAAGAGTTTAACTTGGGTTCTCGTAAACAGATTGGCGAGTATCTGATTGCCTTTGGCTGGAAGCCAACGTCATTCACACCTACGGGCCAGCCCAGTATAGATGAGAAAATTCTCAGTAAAGTTAAAGATATCCCACAGGCACTGATAATTGCAGAGTACTTAATGCTTCAGAAGCGTTTGGCACAGGTGAATAGTTGGCTGGAGGCTGTAGATGCTGACGGCAGAGTCCGTGGGTATGTTAATCCTAATGGGGCTGTGACCTCTCGTATGACACACTCTCATCCTAACATGGCACAGATCCCCAGTTCCACATCACCTCACGGTGTGGCATGTAGATCTTGTTGGGTTGTTCCTGAAGGGTATAGTCTTGTGGGTATTGATGCTTCAGGCTTAGAACTTAGAATGTTAGCACATTATTTAAATGATGAGGACTACACAAATGAAATCCTTAATGGAGATATACACACCACAAATCAAAATCTTGCGGGACTTAAATCAAGAGATCAGGCAAAAACTTTCATCTATGCCCTCTTATACGGCGCAGGAGATGGAAAACTTGGGGCCGTGGCTGGAGGAAATAGAACCCTTGGCAAGAGCCTTAGAAAATCATTCTTTGATAATCTCGCACCATTTAAATCTCTTACATCGCGGGTACAAAGAGAAGCTAAATCAGGATTTATTAAAGCCATAGATGGGCGAAAGCTTGCAGTCAGATACCCCCATGCCGCTCTTAATACGCTGCTGCAAGGTGCTGGTGCAATAGTAATGAAGCAAGCTTTAATTATACTAGAGTCTGAAATAAAAGCCCACGGATGGGATGCTAAGTTTGTAGCTAATGTACATGACGAGTGGCAGATAGAGTGTGGCAGTAACGATGCTAAGGCTGTGGGTCAAGCAGGTGTGGAAGCTATCAAAGAGGCTGGACGTATTTTTAAATTAAACTGTCCGCTAGACGGGGACTACAAAGTTGGAGAGAGTTGGAATGAAACACACTAAAGTTACAGACACGATAACGAATACTAATCCCATTAACAGCAGGGGTGGAAACTATGTTTTTGAAAGGGGCGAGTGGTGGTGCATTAATGCTTACGATGGAGGCAAGCGCAGAGCTAAGGTTGCTCAAAATATACAAAACACCAGAATGTGGGTAAACGGAGAATACATCTCTAAGCTTCATCCACTACACAAAGCAGGGCGATACAAAAGCTTTGAAGCCGCTGCATTTAGTTCATTAAAGAACTACGCTACCAGCACAGAAGGTCAGGTGTATATTATAACGAACCCTGCATGGGAGGGGTGGGTCAAGGTAGGGATGGCAGTAGATGCGAGTGATAGGCTAAAGAGCTATCAAACTTCATCGCCCCTTAGAGATTATCAAGTGTTGTATATTTATAATGTTAGTGACCGCAGAAAGAGCGAAGCAGAAGTACATAGGGAACTGTCGTTGCACTTTGAACAGAAGAATGAATGGTTCAAATGTTCACCCGAAACAGCACAACGGTTCGTTGAATCAGTCTTAGGAAACTAAACATGAAGAAGCTTAATACTTTAGTACCTGACATCTATCAGCACCTTGCTATGCTCTCAGAGGGTGTGCCCTTGCCCCTAACAGAAGAAGAGATAGACAATACCGTCAAAGGAATACGAGCCGCCTTAGTCTCCTGGGCAACGCCTAGAGAGAACAGAACAGACTTTACACTTCGTATGTCTAACATCGGCAAACCTGCACGGCAGTTGTGGTTTGAGAAGCGGGACGAGGCTGGGCGTAGTGGAGTTGATGGCTCAACACAGATTAAGTTTCTATACGGCCACCTGCTTGAAGAAGTTTTGCTTATGCTTGTGAGAATGGCGGGACATCAAGTTACAGATGAGCAAAAAGAAGTTGTGGTTGATGGCATAAAGGGGCACATGGACTGTAAGATTAATGGTGAGGTTGTGGATGTTAAAACTGCGTCACGCTTTGCCTTTAATAAGTTCTCAGAAGGCCGCTTAGCCCAAGATGATCCCTTCGGCTACATGGGACAGTTGGCAGGCTATGAAGCTTCTGAAGGCACAAGCAATGGAGGCTTTCTTGTTATCAACAAAGAGAGCGGCGAATTGTGTATGTATGTGCCAGACGGTCTAGACAAGCCTAATATAAAAGAACACATCAAGGCGCTGGTGCCCTCCCTAGAGCTTGACACCGCCCCTGAATTATGCTATCCTGTTGTACCAGAGGGTAAGAAAGGCAACATAAAAATTGCTAAGGGCTGTAGCTGGTGTAAGTATAAACACCCTTGTCATAAAGATGCTAATGATGGCGCGGGACTAAGAACTTTTAAATACTCAAACGGCTTTACTTATTTAACTAAGGTAGTATCTGAGCCGCGAGTCGAGGAATTTTTATGAGTGGAAAGAGGGCCAAAGAAAACAGGCGGCACACAGAGACTATCTTGGTGTCGTGGCTGCACTCACTGCTAAATGAAGAAGAGGGCGCTAAAATTAATATAGAAAACTATAAAGATTTCTTGCCTAAACAGACACATTTCTATGCGGGGCGGACACTCTATTTAAACGCTTATCACCCTCAGTGGATTGTCAAGAAGATAGTACAGATTAAAAAGATATTCCCTCACATTAAAACAGAAGACATTACTTTGGAGCTGATACAATGGAAAGCACAGCGAGCAAAAACTTGAGCATTGAAGACATGATAATCCATGTGGGCGCTTATCTTTTTAAAGGTGCCCCCACTGCCTCCGTAACTCAGATAGACACGCAGTTCTTGAAAGACTTGCTTCTTCTTCTAGACGCAGAGATAGAGCGCAGGCAGGCACAGACACAAGTGACGAGACATTGAGAAAGTTTAAGGGAGGCTACAGAGCAAAGAGAGTGCCCCGCCCAGTTGAAAAGGGTGTGGTGAAGGGCTACGATTCTCACTGGGAATACGAGCTACATGCTGGCATATTATATGGTTGGAGTTTCCACCCAGACAAAATCTCTTACATAGTTGAACACAAGTACGAGCCAGACTTTGTGGCGCAGTTGGAAGGCAAGACAATTCTGCTTGAGGCGAAGGGGCGCTTCTGGGACTTTGCAGAGTATAGTAAGTATATATGGATAAGTAAAGTCCTACCCCCCGACACTGAGTTAGTGTTCTTATTCGCCAACCCT